ATAGTTATCCACAAAGTTATTGTTGATGCTATAAATACTATCTACATTAGAATGACCAGCTTCTAAACAATTAAATGCAACCGTGTTATATTGTGCATAAAACTCATTATTTGAAAAATTAAACACTCCTGCACCGGTTGTAGGAGCAACACCAATAACAATTCCGCTAAAATCTACAATGTTTCTATTTGAACCATTATATTGAGTAGAGTAACCGCCATCAATAGTAAATTTATTATTTTTTACTGACAAATAGCGATACCCATTACCAACGTCAATAATTACTGTCTGCTGTACGTCATTGCCTTCAAACACAAATTCCGAATATCCGGCATAAGAAACAATAGCACCGACTTTGTTTGTTGGGCTTGCGCCATAACCAATAGTGTTAAATCTGTTATTTCTTACGTTAATTCTTCCGCTGTATGTAGAAACCGTAGAAATTAAAAACAATGTAGCGGCTGTTCCGCTTGTAATATCTACCACGCAATCATTGTTTTCAATGTTTAGATTTACACAATCATAATAGACGGTAATGCCATACACAGTTGTCCATGTTTTATTACCTGTCATTAAAATATCAGAACAGGCTTCAATATCTAAAGGTTCTGCTGTTTGTCCATAGCATGAGTTGCCAGAAACAACTACATCGTGACAATTCCAAACCATAAACCCACAGTATTTTGAGTTAATTGTATTGTTTGAAAACACACCGTTGTAATTTTTTAGTTTAGCTGGGTCGCTAATGTAACTACCGTTCCCGTTAATGCCACCAACAAACAAAGCACCTGCGTTAGTGCCTTTCCAAACATTATCAGTAACATTCCAATTCATTGTACCTACAAAAATGATTGTCCAATAATTTGTTGTGTTTGCTGTGTCATTGATAATGATATTGTTTGAAACAACGATGTTTGTGGATAAATTGGAAAGAGTTAATGTGTCATAAATACCACCAGAACCATTTGTTCCGATAGTAAGCATTGATGTTGTGCCTGTTTCTGGATAAACCCCTACACTCACCAAACCTATATTATCCGCAGTACAGTTAGTAACAATTACATTATCTGCAAAAGTACAACGAAGCCCTGCTGTTCCTTTATCCCCGCCACCAGTTAACTGAGTTCCTTTGAATACCAATCCATCGACAGTAATGTTTTTAATATGTGCGTTGATTGTTCCGATTGCTTCAAAAATACTCCAGCTATCATTAGCGCGTTTAATCGTGCCGCCACCAAACAATGTATTTCCGGCATTTAGATAAATGCGGTCTGTGGCATTTTGTACATAGAACGTATAACCTTCTGGAAAGTACACAGAACTGTTAGCATTAACAGCAGCTTGAATTGCAGCCCTATCGTCAGTAACGCCATCGCCAACTGCACCATAGTCAAGTACATTGGCAGCAGCGCCTTTAATCATTGAATAAGTTACTTTTGTTAAAGACATGATTGTTCCTTGTTAAACTGAATAGCAACCGCTGAAAATAAAACGTGCGCCGTTATTGCCTGATAAATTGTTTGCCGCTACGTTAGCCGAAGCAGCGGTTCTCGAATACATGATGATAGTAGAAGATGTTGTTGCCTGACCTTCTAAACTTACAATTGCTGTAGCCAAATTAGCCGTGTAGTTAAAACTTATAGTGCTTGATTGAGCTGGGGCATAAGGCAATCCAGATATTGTAGTAGTTGAACCAGTACCAGCTACGTTGATGTTTATATCACCGTTTATATAAACCATTCTGCCTATTTTTGTATAAGTTCCAGAGTTTCCATAATAAGTGGTAGAACCACCAAAAGTAGGAGTCCAAGTACCTTCTTCATAGTCAGCCAGTAACTCCGATGTTCCTGTACCCGCTGTTGCGCTAAAGTCGATACCTTTGCCGGAAGTGCCGATGACTAGGTTGCCTGTGGATAATGTTACATTACCACTGAATGTCGGACTCGATGTTGACGCTTTACCGTTAAACGTGCTCCAGTCAATTGATGACAACCAGCCATTAGAACTAGCACTAGACTGGCGAATAGGTACTGTATTTACAACATTGGTTGAATCTTTGAAAAACAGGTTCTTGTCAGCTACGTTGATTGCAATCTCGCAACCATCAGAGCTGTTAGTTAAGTTTCCTGCTACCGGAACATTAGTTGGCGTAGTGCTACCGTACAGAAGGATTGGTGTTTTACCCGTAGCTGCCATGATTTATACGCTAGTAACTGTTTGCCAGCCGGTTGATGTGTTGACACATAATTTTTGTAAATCTGTATCAAATACTGTAAGACCTGTAGAAGCGCCAGTAATTGCGTTTTTTTGAGCAGTTGTCACATTAGGAGCAACAAACGGGAATACGTTTTGAGCAGCACTTGTTGTAAACTTAACTAATGCGCCAACATGAAGTCCTGATGCGAATGTAATCACGGTTGAGCTGGTTTCTACAAACGCATACTGAGCATTAGGACCGTACTGATTTACACCATCTACGAATACTGACAAATTACCGGTACCTGTTTGATACTGCATGGTGGTCAATGTAAATACAGTCTGACCAGCAGTAGCTGTTTGAATTTCTTGTTGGTTTGTGTAAGCAACAAAGTTACTATTGATACCAACAAGATTATCCCATGTGCCGATCAGCGTGTCGTTGCTGTCTTTAAGGACAAACTTGTAGCTAATGCTGTCAGTCAGCCAGATCTCGTAAGGCACGCGACCTGCTGAGTTTAGGATGATCGGATTGCTATTAGCCGTAATTCCATTGTTGCTGGTGTACGTTGTCGCAGGAGTTGTAGTACCAGCAAGATATGTGTAAATCTTGCCGCCTGATAAGACGTTGCCGCTGTTATCAAGGAGCTGAGCACCAGCGCCCCAGATCGGAGAAAGATTTACAGCCATCATGATACTCCAATTATTCGTAAGCCACTGTATAAGACGCGCTATTAGCCAGAACGATGTAAAGACCCTTATTAAAATACAAACCAGCCGGTAAATTCGCATAGGTTGTACCTGCTGCTACGGTGATTGTATCGAGGATCTTAGGGTCCGATGCACTGGAAGCAGCTGAGTCATATACAGTCAGGGTGCCGCTAGATGTCGTTGAAACGAAGATTCCGAACAGCTTACCAGCGCCGACTTTAACTTGCTTGGTAGCATTGGTTTGAGTGTAATTCGCCATGTTAAGTCCTTATGCTAGGAAGCGAAGTTTGTACAAAGTGCTCAGATACAGCTCGATAATACCATCAATCAGGTTTTGAAGCGGTGTATCGTCCTTTTCACAGACATCGTAGCGACATTTCTCAATCTCAGCAAGCTGATCCTGTAAAAATTCCACCACATTGCCAGTTTTCTTTGCTGACATCAGGGAAATTGGGCCAATTAAACCGTGGCGACCTTGATATGCCTCAGCAAACCCATCAGCCAGATCAATAATACCTTCATAGAATCCTTGAAGCGCCTTGTGTTTAGCGTAGCTACGGGTGTTCAGATGCACGGAATGGGTTACATCCCGTGCTAGAAACAACATACCTACAAAATCATTGCATTTCATTTGGCATCATCCCTTGTTGTGGCATTTGTTCAGGCATCTCACCTGGTTCTTCTTGACCCGGCATCTCGCGTGGCTCTAACTCACCGCCGACCAGATCACCCGTGTCCAGAGCTGCGGCAATCGTACCCATCACGATGTCCTGGATCTGCTCAGGCGACATACCGGCTTGAACAGCGGCAATACGCTGCGTTTCAGCCTGATAAGCCTTGATTTCAGCTTCGTAGTCCTTACGGCGCTGTTCCTGAGCCTCAATGGACTTAGCGGCGTTCTGGATCATCTGATGCATTTGCTCCATTTCCTGACCCATTGCCTGCATTTGCTGCTGGGCGGCTTGCAAAGCAGGCGATTCATCAGCTTCAGACGTAATCTTAGGATCGATGGTCTTAGCAAAACGCTTCGCCATCTCTTGAGCACCAGGCCAATCCATGTTCTTAACAAACAGATCGCCTGCCACTTGCCACAGTTGCGGATTACCTTGCAGCAGCTGAGCCATAGCTTCCAGAGCTTCTTGGCGCTTGGTGGCATAACCAGGACCAGTGGTAACGACCACATCATACTTACCAACGCCAGGATTGTAGATTTTTTCAATTACTATCCCGTTCTGATCTTGAATTTTGCGAACTGGTTCTGGCTGCATCGGGTCCATCTTGACCATGCTGGTTTCACCATCTTCACCAATGATTCGGGCGATACGTTGAGTATCGTAAATCTTCGGGATTAGGTCCACCAATTGACGGGTCACATGGCGCACAGCACGGGCTAGGTTATCGACGTAGTGATAAGTGCCGACATCAGACTCTTTCTGACGGGCGAGGATCGCTTTACCACTACGCTCATTAGAGGTCATACCCAAGGAGGCATTGTATTGACCCGTGGCGCTCTTAATATCGTCCGCAGCACCCATCTTAGCCTGAATGAGTCCCGTCTGCGCCAGAGGCGGCGCAGCACGCTGTGGCAGCGGTAAAACAGCACCATTACCGTCAGTTACATCAGGGTTGACTTCCAAATACGGCCAGTTATTCGTATTGGCCGTTTTCCACTGCATTTCGTAGCCTTCAAACTGACCACCGTAGCCGACAAACGGGGCTTTCGGTGCAAGTGCCAGCATCTCAGCTTCTTGCGATACCCAGTAGTTGTACATACGCTGGGCATCTTTGGCGTTGCGGACCAGACCGGACACATACATCCGACCTTCCACTTCAAACTCGTTACCGACCACGCGGACTACAGGAATCCATTTACCAGCCCACTCACGTTCCTCAAGGATCTCGTAGCCGTTGGTCTTGCACCACATGATCTTCTTCATCTCCGAGTCGCGTGAGCGAAGCGGACGGCCATACATGACCTTTAGTTCCTTATCTTCCGGTGTACCTTCAAATACCGACTCACCATTCGGATACAGATTCAGCTTCTTCTTTTTGTAATCGATGTAGAAATATTCAGCAATCTTGACCGTGTGCTGCCCGATCCACTGACTAATCTGCTGATCACCTACACCCAGCGTTGCCAGCGTTGAGATTGGCGCTGCATCTGGGTACATATACTCGTATTCTTCTTTGGTGACATCTTCAGTAATGAAGCACCACTTGGCATCAGCACCTGTAGGATCTTGAATCAGCGGGTCCATGTACACACTGAAGCTGTTACGGATGCGGCAAATCTTAATGTCCTGCTCGAAAGTGGCTTCGTCGCAGTATTCGGTCAGGATACGGATATAACCCTCACCATAGGCCACCTGGTTCTCACAAGCCGTGTCGTAGGCTACGTCCGCGTCCGAGATGTACTGGATGTGACGTACGACACCGTTGAAAATCTCGGCCACCTCAACGTCAGCCTTGTCATCAGCAGGGATGACCTTACCCGATGGGCGGTTTTGACGCTGATCGTTGGTGACTTGATGGACGTGCTGCGGGAGCTTGTTGATGGTCAGCGTAGGGCGTGCGTTGATCGTTTGACCCTGCACAGCACCACGGGTTGCCAGAACATCGGACGGCCACTGCCAACAATTATCTGGGCTACCAGCGTAAAACTTGAGATCGTCTAGCTCATCTTCACGGCTATCAGAAAGTGCGGAAATGGCAACATTCAATCGCTGCCGCATCGTGGACAGCATTTCCTTTTTAGGAGTGCCACCATCGGCTACTTTTGCAACAGGATTAAGGTCACCATTAGGCATCAAATACTCCAATCACGTCTTTTTCTCTCATTGCAAGGAAAGTTTTGCCGTCATGTTTAATCGGCTGTCCGCTATATTCCCCGAATAATACACGATCCCCAACATTTAGGCATAATTTAATCCAATCGCCACTATCCGTGCGAACACCTGGTCCAACAGCGACTACCACACCTTGCGACAGCTTCTTTTCAGAACTTGGTACTACCAGTAAGCCATCGTGCTTCTCGACTTCTTGCTCGATATACACGCAGTCAAACATTGGCTTGATGTTCATTATTTACCCTTTTTGGCAGGTTTAGCAGCAGCTTTACGCTGCACGGAGTATGCAATAGCGACGCTTTGGTCAACCGGTTTACCGGATTTTACCTCAGCGGCGACATTTTTACGGAACGCGGCTTTACTTGCACTTTTAACGAGGGGCATTTTAGCTTCCCATCCACGATGTGTTCATTATTGATCGATCATAAGTACGGCGTGGTACTTTGTCAATACGCGACTCACGATGCGCCACAGGATAGGCGAACGTCACAGCCAGCGCATCGGCAGAATCTGGTGACGCTAATCCACGCGACTTCATCTCTTTCTTCCCCTCTAGCTGGATCGCACCAGATGAGTTAATTTTCATGGCAGGGGCAGTCAGGTCAGATTTAAGCTGTCTGTCTGTGGGAATACTAGCAGTTTTGAGCCAATCACGCATAGCACCCCAAAGCTCTGCCCTTTTGTTAAGCCAAGTTACCGGATTCTTCGACTTCCAGCCGAAGTTGACACCCCGCACCTTGTAACGCTGCTCATTAAGCCGGTCTAGGATGCCATACCCCAACCCACCCTCGTCAATCACGGTTAGTGTCGGCTTGTATTCCTCGATGGCGTCAATTACTCGACCCACCACCTCCATTGTATCCTCACCGCGATACCGCTTGATGGCGATCAGGTCACGACCTTGGCGCACCACGATCACCGTGGCATCGTTACCACCTCGTGCAGGGTCAACCCCGATCACAATAGGTGCCGTAATGTCCTTGTATCGTTCTCGTTTGAACGCAGCCTCAACGGAACTCGGCGAAATAAACTGGTCGTCACCCGCCGACGGGAACTCACCGTATACCTCCACACGCGCCTGTATTGAATCTTCGCCATACTCGTCGATGATTTGCTGGTATATCTGCTTATCAGTCCCCTCGACTGTACGCGAATCAATCTGGCGACCTCTCCAGAAGTCGCGTTTAGAGTTGAAGCACTCAAAGAAATACCCCGTGTTCCGACGAGGGTTGGAAAACGCCAGCCAATAACGGTCAAGGATGTTCTCTGTAAAGAAACCAGCCGCAACCGACCAAATACCATCAGGAATACCGCTTGCCTCATCGAATATCACCATCATCCCGTCATGGTTGTGAACACCGGCGTAGCTATCAGGGTTCTCCTCGCTCCACAGCTTACCTTCAGCTGCCCAGTATCGCGTACCCTTCTTTAAATCCCGCTCCACCAGCTCAGTCAGCCACGCAGCCGGTACGAGTTTAGTCGCTGAAATCTCCCACCAATGGGCGTTGATGATCATCGTGCTCCACTTAGTCAGCTCACCCCACGTCACCGTCCGCAACTGGTTCTCACTGTTGGCGCTTACCACCACAGTCGATCCAATCCGAGTTGTCAGCATCCACAGGATCAACCAGCTCACCAGCGCAGACTTACCAATACCCCGACCAGATGCCACCGCTAACCGCAGCGCGTCCATCACATCAGCGTCCTTATTCTCCCGCAGATGCTTACCGATGTCCCGCAGCACTTGACGCTGCCATTTACGCGGCCCATCGAACTTCTCTAGTGGCGTATTCTTCTGCCCCCACGGAAACGCAAACAGCACGAACGCCTCGGGATCGTTTTTTACAACCGGACTCCACAGCTGCGACATCAGCAGCTGCTCATCATCTGGACTATAGATTGGCTTCTGCATCACTCAATATCCTCAGCATCAATCACGCGACCAATCGATAACCGCTGGTTAGCCTGCTCCAGCGCAGCCGTAATCGATATATTCTGGTTCACCTCCAGCGTCTTGATGTCACCGTAGCGTTTCCGGTTCCACGTCTTAATCAGGAACTGTCGGCTATCAATCCGAAGTTTAGATCGCTGGACATCCTCTAGCCCGTCCTGACCATCAGCAATTTCCAGGATCTCAGCGGCGATCATTTCACTGCCAATTTCCTGAGCCTCGTAATACCTGGATTTACGCTGTGGATCTTTGTGAATCCATCGCAACAGTTGCGGATAGTCAAAATCACGCTGGTCGTCCCGCAGAATCTCTTTTAGGTTGATTCCACGAGATAGCTTATCGAGAACGGTTTCAAAAAATACGCTGAATTGGGTTTCCCTCAACTCCTTAACTTGAGTCGATGGGTTAAGCCACGATGGTAATTCGATTGATTGTGTCATTGCCAGCATGATAGCGCCACTAGGTTGTGTGTGCTTCTATGTATCACACTGGTGAGTGCGTGTCAATTGGGTTATTGATTCACATTGTGTAAATGTGTCATTTGAAAAAATAATAAAATTTTCTCGGGGTACCTTACTGCCACTTTCCCATTTCCCTCGGACCCACCCCACCCCCTTAATCAGGAATCCGGATTTTCCCAGCTTCACGTTGTCACAGTTGTCACAGTCACCACAACTAGGCGGATCACTTGTCACAGTAGACAATGTGAACCATGTGACCATGACCAATACACAATGTGACCATGTGACCATGCGTCGGGGGTCATAACCGATTGATCTGGTGAAAAAGACAATGTGAACCAATGAATCAGCGCACATTGTGAGCAGGGGCAAACTGTGACAACTGTCCCTCCGCAGGCGAGGGGGTTGTTTTTTGACACTTACCGCGATATTTCTCAAAAGTGGATACCCCCGATTTCAGTCACACTTGTCACAGTCAGCATGAGTAAAGCCTGTACAATGTGATACACTGACGAGGTGAAAAGGGTAAAACCCATCGTATTAAACCCTGATCTCAGATCATTTTTCACATTGTGGAATGTAAATTATTTTCACCTTGTGGTGCAAAATAGTCTTGACAATGTGAAACGTATCATCTACAATGTGAAGCATAGATCAGGGCACATCGCCTTGGCACATCAAGGAGAGTAAAAAATGACACAAGAAAACTTTGACATCGAATCGCTGCCCGTAACAATTAGCTATGTCGGCGAGACAAAGCGCAACAATTGGGAGTGTGACCAATGGGTTGTCGCCATCACTAGCAAGCAGGGCACTTACCATACCGACTACTTCACAGGGTTGGGGCTTCGTACTAAGCCTAAGCAATCATGGCTAGAAGCACGGCCAAAGAAACCGACTATCGCAGAGGTTATGCACTCATTGATCCTTGATGCTGAAGCGGTTGACTATAGTTTCTCCGACTGGTGCGATAACTTCGGCTACTCCGATGATTCACTGCAAGCGCTTGATACATACCGCGCATGTTGTAAAACAGGCGATGCTATGCGCAAACACTTCACGCCTGAACAGCGCGAACAGATTAAAACATTCACTCAGGATATGTAACATGCACAGCCCATTGATAACCGCTGCAAAGCATAGCGCAAAGCGTGAAGCGCTAATCAATTACATCATCGCCGGTGTAGCCGGTGTGATTCTAGGGGCGATGCTGGCCCTTGCTATATGAATGGAGATTAAGAAAATGAATGAATACGAAACACTGGTAAACGATTGTGCGATACAGGGGCAAAATCTCGCCGCCCCAGTATCCGCAGAAGCCATCCGAGCAGAGGCATTAGCCGATCCTGATATGAAAGACGCAATTATTGCCGGTAACGAGGTTTTGTTAAATGAGCAAGCGTGGCTTTTGCGTGAGTGCCGCGGGGCGTTAGATTCACTAATCAAACAACGGCCAAACATGGCGGGACTACTTTGTGGATCAACTACGCTAGGAAATCTTCGTGCAGAACTAGGGGCATATCGACCAAGTGGAGTTATGAATGGAACAAATAACAAGCCTGTGAAGCATGGGCCGGTAGCTAAAGAGCGAATCTTAGAGTTAGCCAAACAAGAGCGAGTCTTGATACCTGGACTAATCGGATTTCAAGACAGCCTTGTTGAGTTTGCGATGGCTGTAATTAAGGTTTATCAGGGGAAAATAAAATGACAAACTTTGTACAAATCCAATCGGGTAACTTCCGCGCTTTGGTGCGCCTTAAGAATCTTACCAAGGTAGAGGATAAGCTCACCAAGGTTAAGCCGCCCGTGATGAATTACGGCAAAATTACGCAAATGGATCGCGCCCGAATATTCCCAGAATACAAACCAGGCATGAGTACAGCACAATATGTGCGCCTATTTGAGGAAGCGAACGGGAAAACCGGACTTGATTATGTGCTTAACCATAACCCAGCGGCCCAGTATGATCCAAAAGTGCCGCTTTGCGTGGAGGATACCAATCCCGATTATGTGCCTGGGGTTGATGATGCACCGGTTAAACCGAAGCGCACCAGGAAAGCAGCAAAACCGATGCCGGATAAAATTGACGAGCTTGCCTTGTCGCTGTCCCTGCTATCGGATGATGATATGAACAGGCTAGCCCTCACTTTGTGGATGCGCTACCCGCGCACCTGTAGAAGCATAATCGATGAAATGCAGATCGCGGAGAATCTACTAACCCAATCAACTGACCAAGGGGGTCAATGATGATTGCTGCACTAGCTGCCCTTGCAGCGTTTCTTTTATCAATCGTTTTGAAGGTGTAACCATGACCGAACAATCTAAAGCCGCTTTTATCCTATCGTACCAGGACCGGCACAAGATAACCGATGATAGGCTGTGCGACCTGTTAGGTGTTACCAGGTCGGCCTTATATGCGTGGAAAACGGGAGCGCGTGCCCCTAGTACGTCAGCACATCGCATTGTCACGTTATTATCGCTATTAGAGACGCTTGCGCCTGATATTCATAGCTACATGGCGGGTAAGTCCTGATCGTTGCACCATGACGCAAAAACGCCCCTTGCGGGGCGTTTTTTATCTGTTACCATATGCTCTCGGTTTCTCTTTTGGTGAAAGCTGATATATCTCGTCTAGCTGTCGCTGCTTCGCCTCGATCACCTGCCGCCGGTAGTCTGCGTGCTGATCCACTAACGCGGGGTTAATCGCCCATTGAGCGCGATGGGTACCGCTTAGATCGTCAATGCGTAGCACATAGCCTACATCCTCTAACGGGATCATGGCAACGATGACCCGCGCTTCTTGTTGGTTCGGGTGGATATGGTCAAGCTGTCTGCGCCCTGCCCGTTTAATGTCGGACATGGTCACCGTCTGCTTATCCGCGTGCTGGATAATCCAATCGTGTACCCAACGCTCAAGGGTAGAGCTACCCCCGATGTCGCATAAGGCAGCGCGTAGAGCTGGCACAATATAGCCTTTTGCGAACGATACAGCGCGGCGCATAAGGTCTGCTGTCAGGTTTGGTTCAAACGGAGCTTCTATAAGGTGGAAAATCAAAGCGATGCGTCCTGTAAGCCCCTCGAGCTTGCCGAACGCGGTCATAAAGGATTCATCCGATTGTAAAAGCCGCTCGTCTTGTCGGCGTAGCGCGTACCAATCCTGAAAATCACTATAAACCGATGCCGCCTCGGAGGTAAGGTGATACGTCATAGCCGGTAAACTGAAAACAGCGCGTAAAGCCTGCGCCCATTCGGCATCGTTTCGCATATAAGCGGGGATTGCTTCCGGTTTACGGGTTAATGATCCATCAAGCACCACGGGGATAAAGCGTTGCAGTAGACCATCGGCTGACAATGCGCTCATAGATTCACGCAAAACGCGGGGTTGGATATTGCCGTAAATCGCAACGGCCATATTCTCGGCGTGAATCGTACCTGCACCCACGCGGTCCATATCGTAGGGTGCGGCCTCATAGGATACCGTCCAGGCTGACCGATCCTCACCACTTGAGCGATCGCATAGCTTACGCACCCAGCCTGCCATTTCATCAAGGTGGCACAGTAGGCCACGGGGGCGGTCAGCAGCGAGGCGCACGAGTTTCTGACTGGTGATGTCGCTGACCTTGATGCGTAGTGGTACGGGTTGCGGTGGAAGATCAGGGACTGCGGGAGCCTGACCGCCCAATAGGGCTTCGGGTGACTCGTTGAACTGGATAAAGGCTTTATGGGCCGAGGCATACATAGCCTCCCTGCCCTCCCAGTCCAGTAACTCTTTCCTATGTCGAGGTCTATCCTCCTGCTCTAAGTCGGCTAATGTAACGAACATAGGTGTAGAGCCTGGGGTTTTCTTATCGGCTGGCTCACCGATGGTCATAAGCCACAAGACCGGAGGCACTTTGAATCCTTCTAATAACTCAAGTCGGGATTCGGCGTTAGCCACGCCGCATACAGCGGCAAGTCCTGACCATAGCGGGACCATCGGGTCACAACCGACGGTAATGCTTATTTGTTCTGCGCGAGTAGCAAGGACAGCGGGAAAGAGGGATAAGTCGGCACGGGGGGCTGGTGGGTTGAGACTTTTTAACACCTGTTCGGGTGCGGACAGCTTAACGTGATTCTTAAATAATTCGGATACATCAACGGTAGGACGCACCCAGCCGTGACGCTTGGCGATATGGAACAGTGACCCCAGCTTAACCGAGTTGGCCTTGTCGGTCTTGAAGCTCTGCCATTGCGTGAAGATCTCACGCTCACCAGGGTATTTGGTCGGTGCCTCTTTGCTCCAGTCGTTCCAGATATATAGTGCCTGATCCAGCTGGCCTGTCTGACTGCCTGCCCAGTGCAACGCCATACCACAAGTGACCCATTCATCGCGGGAGCATTCAGCTGGTATATGCTCTAAGGCTGCGGTAATCTCTTCCCATGACGCGTTAATAGCCTCACCGGATACCTTGATTGATCGCTCTTTGTCCAGATCCAGCAGCTCGTGCCATAGGTCCAGCAGAGCTTCGGGGATCATAGGTAGGCGTGACCAGTGGCCCGTGCCTGCCCAGGTGTAGGGCTTACCTGTAGTTGGGTGTACAGAGGGTGGTAATACGTCTTGAACGGTTAAGCCGGTGGCACTCGCACAACGTAGCTCGTAAACGGTTTTACCCTCTAAAATGACCTTTTTCGTCACAGGAGCCATACCAAATGGCATCTGGTAAAGCAGTTTGCCATGCCCTGCCCTACCGCTATCGACTACCACTGCATCGGGAGCGTGGTAAAGCGTGTTAAGGTCTATACCCTTAGCAGCAAGCACGGAAGCGCATAGCTCCCATTCATCAATATCAAACGCCATCGTACCTGAATAGGCATGAGCAAGCCCGATGCCATAGCCTACGGGTAGATCGGATTGCGACTTAAGTGCGTTTTCTTTGAGCTGCCAGCCTGGTGATCGTGGGCCTTTGGTGTTCGGTGGGATCGGTACAAGTGACCAACCGCGTCGGATATAAGCATCGACTGAAGCGGGTGACTGTAGGATCTGTGGTTGCGGTGCGGTGTTCATTTGCGCCTCGGTGAAAATTTTTGTGATTTAGTGTTGACAAGCATAGCACAAATAAACTACACTGCAAGCACTCAAACACACTTTCTACAAATTATGACTCTACCAAAGAACTTCACAGCTTTCCTGACAGCGCGGCTGAATCGCAAGACAGCCGATGCTTTCAGAACCAAAGCTAAGGAATATGGCGGCACTTCTGAGGTGATGCGAGAGATCGTTGAAGCCTTCATTGATGGCCGTCTGACAGTGCAACCTAACCCCAACCGTAAGACCCTTTTTAACCAGTAAGGAGTAATACCATGTTAGAAACTAAAATTGAAGCCCTGACACAAGCCGTAATCGCACTAACTGAACTAATCGGTAAGATTGAATCAGGTAAGACAGTACAACCAGGTACATGGATTGAGGTTCCAGTTTCTGAAGCAGAAAAACCGTTACCTGTAACTACACCAGCTCCGGTGGTAACTACACCAGCTCCGGTGGTAACTACACCAGCTCCGGTGGTAACTGCACCAGTTATGCCTGCTGCACCCACCTTTGAGCCTGTAGTCGAAGCGCCTGCTGGTGCTAAGGCACCGTTTACCGACGGTAAGGGTTTGATCGAGTATGTCATGTCGGCTTATAAGGAGATGGGTGCTGAGAAGGGTGCCAAGATCCAGGGTGTGCTGACTGAGCTGGGTTTGCAGAATGTCAATGAGCTGCGCCCGACTGAGTACGATGCGTTCTACACCAAGGTAGAGGCGCTCAAGTGACCACTCACGCCCAATTAAGCCCCAGTAAGGCGCACCGCTGGGTCGCCTGCCCTGGTTCAATCCGTGAGGAAGCCAAGTACCCAGACATATCGGGTCCGGCTGCTGCGGACGGTACGCATAGCCATACGCTACTGGAGCACGCGATTCGTGATCGTCGTGACCCGATGGAGTACATTGGTTATGAGCTGACTGACCACGAGGGCACCTTCACCGTTGATAAGGAACGCGCTACCCGTGTGGCGCTCGCTTATAGTCATGTGCAGCATCGGGCTGAAGAGCTGGATGCGTTTATGGTGGTGGCTGAGTCGCGTGTCAATCCTGCTGGCCTAATGGGTCGTGATGATTGCAGCGGTACCGTGGATGTGCAGATCCATACCGGTACCCATGTGGACATCATCGACTACAAGGATGGCATGGGTATCGTTAGCGCCAAAGATAATCAGCAGCTGGAGCTGTATGCTCTGGGTGTACTGGCTGACAATCCGCATATCCAGTCGGTTCGCATGACGATTATTCAGCCTAAGTTGGCACTACGGGGTATGAAGGCGATCACATCTTATGATATGATGGCTGTTGATCTGTTGGCACGAGTGGACCAGTACAAAGCTGCCGCCGCTGCTACAGACAGTCCCGACGCACCGCTGGTACCTGGTGAGAGTCAATGTAAATTTTGTAAAGCCAAAGGGGGCTGTTCTGCTCTGGCTAGTAATGTAATGGAGGCACTCGATATGTTTAGACCAGGCATGTTCACGGATCATCCTACTGATTCTGACAAAGTTGTTTACCATCGTCCGCGATACAATTTGCCAGCGATTGATATATCGCAAGCAGCCGCTGACAAGAACCCTAATGAACTATCTGACCAGCAGATCCGTGAGATCGTGGAGTCGGCACCACTTGTGCGCCAACTACTCGAAGCCGTGGAAGCTGAAGCACTGCGCCGTTTTGAAGCAGGTGTGACCATTAGCGGCCTCAAGGCTGTGTATGGTCGCGGTACCCGTAGCTGGGCGCTACCTGAAGCAGAGATGGCCGATAAGCTGGTCAAGATGGGTATCCCTAAGACTGCGATCTTTGAAACCAAACTCGTGACACCCGCTAAGGCTGAAAAGCTGAGCTGGGAAAAGCGTGATGGTGAGAAGAAGCAGTTATCCGAGCGTCAGCTCAAAACCCTTGAGACTGAGTACATCAAAAAGTCGCAGGGTAAATTAACAATCGTGCCTGAGTCAGATCATCGTCAGGCCGTTGTACTAAGCGCCGAATCCATGTTCGGTAATGTAAAAGATTCGGTGGATTCCCTGCCGGATTGGTTAAAGTAACTTAATAGGAGTAATAAAATGTCTGACGTAATTTTTCTATCGAATGTTCGCCTCTCGTTCCCGCACATCGCTGAACCGCAACGCCAAGTTAATGCCGATGGTAAGGAGCGTATCAGCTACAACTGCGAGTTCATCATGCCTCAGGATCACGCTGGTTTCCAGCAGTTCATGGCTAAGTACGGTGAGCTGGCACTGGCTAAATGGGCAGAACACGCTCAGA